AAGGATGATCATGAACGAGTTCAATGTGACTGGTGCGGATGCGGTTAATAGCCCATCTCATTACACAGCCGGCAAGGTTGAAGTGATTGAGGTGTTAGAGGATTGGGTGCAACATGCGCCTGATGCTCGCGTTGGAGCACTGCAGTGGCAGTGTCTTAAGTACCTCAGTCGCATGTGGTTAAAAAACAATCCTTTAGAGGACGCGGAAAAATGCCGCTGGTATTTGAACCGCTTGATCAACACGTTGGCAACAGCGCCGTATCGAGATTGGTGAGGTACTGGTGGCGGATTCTCGCCAAGGCCGTTGGTGAAAAGGCGCACCAGCACAGCCGGATTGCTGATCAGGTTGCGATGGTGCGTCTTTTTATCCTTGGCGGCTACATGATCACCAACGTTTTTATCTGTGCAGGAGTTATTCGCCACTGGAATGGGTAGACGCTTCAAAAGCGGTGAGCACAACATTGCCGCGATTCTCACGCCAGAACTTGTAGTGAAAATGCGGAAACTTCAGAAACAGGGTTGGAGTTATAGCCAGCTCTCGGATGAGTTCGGCGTTGATCGCAAGCACGCCTGGCGAATTTGTAACGGTCAAGCCTGGAGTTCTGTCAGTGAAGTTCTGTCCTAAGTGCGGGAACAAATCGTTCCGCGTCAAAGAATCCCGGACCAGGGAGGCCAATGTGCGGAGGCGCACTCCCGCAACGAGAGTCAGGCGCCAATGCGGTGTTTGCGGGCATGTCGATACGTTCTTTGAGATCGACGCTGCGCAGATGAAACACTTCGAGGCGCTCCAGCGATTGGAGGAAGCCGTGGTGTTACACCTGCAGCTGGATGACACTGACTCCTGTTACGCCTGTATTCACTGGGATGCCAATGGGTGTTCCATGCACCTGCCCGAGGCGGGTGGGACTTTTGCCACTGAATGTTCACTCTTCAAAAAGTCATGAAGCGACTTTCACTCAACATTGACGAACGGATTTGCATTGCTTGCGGCGGGAACACCAGGAATCCGCTGTACTGCGCCAAGTGCTATGACCGGACACCGGCCGGACGGGCGGATAAGTGCCGGGCAACCATGCTGTCGAGATACCGCCGGGTTCCTAATGGCGGGCCGTGCCAGCACTGCGTCCACTGGGAACATCGCTGCCTGCTGGGATTTCCCGAGGCTGGGACGCTCCACGCAGAAGGGTGCGCGGCCAGGGAAGTTGAAGGTGTGCTAGAGTAGTACACGAACCCGCCCTACCAGGCATGAAAATTCTCCAAGGCATCCAGCATCTCCACACCCTGGACGATGCCAAGCTCGTGGCGTTTGACGTTGAAACCACTGGGCTCCAGCCGAAGATCGGGGGATTGCGGTTGCTCCAGCTGGCTACGCCGGGGCAAGACCCTGTGGTACTGGACTTTTGGGAGTTGTCCGACGAAGACCTGATCGAGCTGGAGCAGTTTTTCGAGGTGGAGCGGACCTGGGTTGCGCACAATGCGGTGTTTGACCTGGGCTGGTTGCAGGAGCACGAGCTGTATCCGCAGGGGCGCGTGCTCTGCACCATGCTTGCCAGTCGTGTACTAACCAATGGACAGGCAAATGTAAAACATGGCCTGCAACATGTTGTGCGGCGCTATCTCAAACGCGAGATCTCGAAAGAAGAGCAGCGCAGCGATTGGTCCCAGGATCTGACGCTCAGTCAGATGGAATACGCGGCCACGGATGTGCTCGTGCTGCTGGATTTGTACCAGCAGATTGAGCAGCGGATGGCGGAAGGGATGCACTACCACGCTTGGTATTTGGAGTGCAATGCGCTGCCGGCGATGGCGCAGTTGTGGAGGACTGGACTGCCTTTCAATAAGCAGGATCTGGAGAAAGTAATCGAGGATCTTGATATTGAGCACGTCGAAATTGGTGAGAAATTTATTGAGGATTTTGATGCTGCGCTGCCTGATGAGCACAAGCTCTGTCGGGGGATTGATGGGAAGCTGTTGTACCAGACGAAGCCTGGGGCGAAGGGTAAGAAGCCGGATCCCAATGTCTTCAATCTCAATAGCCCGGTGCAGCTGCTGAAGAAGTTCACGGCGCTGCTGGGTAAGGCGCCGATGGACATGAAGTCCGAGAAGCCAAGCGCCAGTCGGTCTGCGCTCCAGGAGTATGTCGGTGATCACAAGGTGGTGGCTGACTACTTGCGGTGGAAGCGGGTGGAGAAGCGGCGGCAGATGGCCGAAACTCTGCTGAAGAATTTGGCGGATGACGGGTTTATTCGCGCCAGTTATCTGCAGATGGGGGCGGATACGGGGCGCATGAGTTGCATGAGTCCCAACCTGCAACAGATTCCCAGGGATGTGCGGTTCCGGGCGTGTGTTCAGGCTCCAACTGGTTGGCGACTGGTTGTTGCGGACTACGGGCAGATGGAGCTGAGACTGGCGGCGGCAGAAGCGCAGGATCCCTTAATGACCGAGGTGTTCCAGCAAGGGAAAGACCTTCATACGATTACGGCGACGCAGATTTACGGGGTCGCTGAGGATGAGGTTACGAAGGAGCAGCGGCAGGTCAGCAAGTCGGCCAACTTCGGACTTCTTTACGGGAGTGGGGCAAAAGGACTCAGGAATTACGCCGCAACTATGGGGATCCAGATGGATCTTGATGAGGCGGCGGAGGTGCGGAGAAAGTTCCACGCTGCATATAAAGGCATCGCCGAATGGCAGCAGCAAAATGCTCGCGCTGCTGACACGGCTAAGGGGAATCCATCTATCCGCATACGCATCTCGGGCTTGCGGCGGTTTTTACCGGGTGAGAACAACAAACTCACCACGCGCTGCAACACTCCAATCCAAGGAGCTGGTGCCGCCGTCCTCAAACTTACGCTTGGCAAATTGTGGCCGCTCCTTAGAGCCGACGGGGAGGAGATTGTGCGCTTGGCCGGCGTGGTGCATGACGAGATCATCCTGCTCGTAAAAGAAGAACACGCCGACACTTGGGCGCTCCAGCTCCAGTCAGTTATGGAAGAAGCTGAAGCTCGTTGGTTAGATGGGATTCCGCCGCTTGCCGAAGCTAAGGTCGGATTGAGCTGGGACCAGGCCAAGTGATCGAGCTGGCGGAATATCTAGTAACGATGTGGCCTCGTCATGGGGCCACTCATGCTTTGTTTGTGGAAGCTCCAGATGCGTTCACGGCGCGGGAATATGCGCTGCGGATTTGCCCGGATCAGCATGTCGTCAGTATCCGCCGGACCAAAGAGGCTGTCGCACCAGTAGTCTCGTGAGTCGCACCGGCAGGGAGATTGTGCTGGAGTGGTTGTATCGGGAAATTCGTGCGGCCAAAACGGCAGATTTGCAGCGTGCGGCCGCGTTTTTGGAGTGGGCGCGGGGGATTAGGAAGGGGTGCGCCAAACAGCGGGGAAGTGCGCGGGTGTCCCAGTCCAATGCTTGGCGGAAAGGTGTGGATAGCGATGTCCGGTGGTAGGACTACTGAGACACAGTATGCTATTGTGTAGGAGAGTAGAGACAGGACTATGCCGCTCCGCCACGGCTCGAAGATTTATTGCCAGCTGCTTCTGGACTCCAACCGCTACAAGTTGGCGGAGCAGTTGGCAGCGGCTGAGGGGAAAAAGGTGACGGGTATGTTGCGCGAAATGGTTTACGCAGCACTGGAAAAAGCCCTGCCAGCCTCCGAATACAAGGCGGCTCTTGCGGCTGATGAAGCGGTCTGGAGAGAGTCGGTGAAAAAACGGGTTGAGGGAAGATTGCGCTCCAGGCAAGAACAAGGGGAATCAGATAAAGACGCATAAGACTCAGTCGCACGTCTTCATAGTCTGGTTCGATTGCGATAAGATCAATAGGCTTACACAGTAAATGCTTTTAGCAATGACGCGCTACGCGATCATGGCCGGGGATCGGTGGATCACCGCCGTCTACCCCGATCAAACACTCCAAGTCACTACTCGAAAAGAAGATGCCTCCAGCTGGGGCAGTCATGAACGTGCTGCAGCGGTGGCGCGTGTTGTGGCCGAATGCACCAGCAATACGGTGGTGATTCATGCCATTGATGAGCCCGCTTACCGAGGTGTCAAGTGAATCCGCTCCAGTGGGAAGAAGACCGGGAAGTGCAGCTGGGCGAAGGCGTTTCGCGCACCAGCTCGGAGAGGGCGAAGTTGTACGAGTTGCGGATTTGGTTGCCGGGGCAGGGGGCAATGCGCGATTTGGTGCGGGCCGAATCGCTGAAGCAGGCGATTGAGTTTGCCCAGAATCGTTACCCGAAGTGCCGGGTGGAAGTGCCTGGTTCTGTTGCCGGGAAACCTAAACTGGCGCGGTCATCCCCCGGTCCCAAAGAAACGGCCCGGAGGCGTCTCAAACTTGTGGAGAAACAGAGTGAGCAACACTGAAGTGGCCCAGTGGGCAAAGCAGGCCTGGGGTCGCGTGGTCGTTGACCAAAGTCGGGTTGATTTGCTCGAACAGCTGTATGCCTGGGATGGTCGGGGTGACAAGTCTCATCCTCACCATCACACCTATACCGGGTTGTACGAGAAGTACAACGGCCGTTAAGCCGAGTCCCGATCCAGTCCAAATTGGTCGGCTAGGTTGTCCGCTGCTTCGTGGATGGCCCAGTCGGCCTTTGTTCTTTCCAGCTGGTGCAGCGTGTTCAAGATCAGCGCGGCCTCCAGCAGACCTCGATAATCGCCGGAGTTGAAGCGATCGATCAGCCACTGGTCGGTGGCCGCTTTGTGGAACTGAGATTCAGTGGAGTGTTCGATGGGACGCATGGCTTTACGGTCGGATTTTGACGTACCAGCCCGTGTCGTTGCCATCCACGAGCCACCTTGGCAACCAGTTTTTGCGGGAATATGCGATTCCGGCGCCACCCTTGTGGCTGATATACCCTCCGGCTGCCAGGTTTGCCTCGCCGTAGGGGTCGTTATGGATGAAATGCGTGGGAGTGAATCCGACGACAACGCTCCAGTGCCCGCTGCCGGTTGGGTTGGTTGCAGTGCCGTGGTGTAGCCAGCCGACGGGGGTGGGGTAGCCGTCGGTGATGAACTGCTCCAGCAGATCTTTGGTGCCTTCCATCTCGAAGCTGGCCTTCAAGCCCAGTGAGCGGAGGGCGGCAACTTGGGCGTTGGCGTCGGTGGTGTCACCGAAGCGGGCGCGGATCTTGTTGTATTCGTAATCACCGGAGATCTTGCCGTAGTACCGGGCGACCATTGCGCAGCTGGAGCTAAAGCACTGGCGATAACCCTTGGGGCCGTCATCCGCTCCAAGCTGATACTCGTAGGGGACGCGCAGGATTTTTTCCCTGGCCTGAACAGGTGGCGTACCCCCGGCGTGTTGGTCCATCAGTTGGATCAACTTGCCGGCGTAGTTGGGGTCGGTTGCGTAGCCTTCCTTGACCAACCACTTTGCGGCTTCCTCACGGGTGCCGGCGTTATTACATCCGCGATATTGCTTGTAGTCCTTGTACCAGCGCTCCACCAGATACATCACGCTGGAGAGCAGGTCCGGGAAGTCGATGAACTCAGCGGTGATTGTGATCCACTGGTTATTGATGAACTCCTGGGTTTTGGTGCCGGTACCGCTTCCCTTGAGGCCGAAGTAGTTATTGCGGCCGGATACAAATTTTCCGTAACCCGATTCGCAGGCCCACTGCGCCGCAACAAGTTCCGGGAATTTGGCGCCAGCAACGCGGGCGGCTTCGAGAACGCCTTCCCAGCTGTTGGGAAAATTGCTTTGCTTGCCGGCGACACTCCAGGTTTTGAACCAGCCTTGGTCGCGGCCAAGAATATGCGGGTTTACTTTGTCGATGGCTTGCTCCAGCTCGGTGATCGCCGCGAGCTGGTGGGGTAACGCTTTGTAGTAGCGGAAGAGATCAGCGAGGCGGATCTTGTTGGATGCCATCGGACCAGGGAGCGTGAATACTCATGCCGCCATCAGGGAAATGTTTGATGACGGATTCGGGAGAAGAAGGTTGCGCTTTGTGCCAGTCCTCGATGGCGCGATCTAGACGGGGTTTGAGCGTGGCGTTGAACTTGTAGTCCTGTGCAGCTTTATGCACGTCGTCGCGCCAATCCCTGGTGCTGAATCGCGCCAGCCAGGTTGTAGTTACGGCTTTTTTCGGGCGACAACCTTGAGGACCATCACCAGCAGCTGGATCCAGCTGTTGCTGCGGATAGGAAGCAGGGTGAGAATCTCGGAGCCGGCAGCAGCGATGATTGCAACGACGGCAATGGTGGTGGGATCCATGGAAATCTGGAATCTCGCTGAAGTTTACCTGTACTAGATAAGAAGGGCCAGCGCTTAATAGTTTCTGCCGCTACCTTTTGCATAGCGATGCAGCGGTATGGACCATCAGATCATGGATGGCGAATACTTAAATAAAAAGGAAGCGACGTTAAGATTTAGACAAGAGATTATTTGGCGGTGGCGTAATAGATGCGCCTACTGCAATTCAGACCTGGGGCGGTCGGCCACGCTTGATCATGTGCTGGCTAAAAGTAAAGGCGGCCACACCAATCCGAGGAACCTGATACCCGCGTGTCTGTCGTGCAATGTTCGGAAGGCGAGTCGGGACTGGCGGGAGTGGTTTCGGGAACAGGATTTTTGGGATCAGCGGCTGGAGGTTGAGATTGAGGAATGGATTGATCCAGCTCAGGCTGCGTAGGGTCCCAGCCCATTCCCTCTAAGTACATGCGGGCGATGTATTCGTCCTCCGCATAACGGCAGATGCTGTCTTTGCAGGCGCGGTAGTAAATTTCACCGCGTTCGTTTTCCAGTTGCTCCAGGGAGAAGCCACCTTCGAATTTGGTGGAGTGGACGATCATTTGGTGTAGCCGATGCGCATTTCAATCTGGCGCACTCTATTTTCTAAGTCGCTTAGGCGTTCTTTACTGTCATTTTTGAGTTCCTGGATGTCGGCGGCGACGGTATTGACCGATTGATCCAGCTTGGCGACCTGCATAAAAAGACCGCCCAACCCGACGACTGCGGCAGTCAACAGGGCCGGAACGGCTTGGTTGAACGGGCTATCGGGCGGCTTGGCCGTGATAAACGCCTCTTCGTGGTGCTCCATTGCGAGGCGGGTGTCGGCCTTTTTTACAGTGTACTGACTCCTTACTTTCCGATTGGCGCCGAATCATCCATGGGGTCCCGACCACCATTGCAAATAGCAACAGCACGGCGATAGAACATGCAATCAGTCTTGCCCGCAACTTCCAACGCTTCTTTGATTTTGCGCCAGTTATCGCGGGTTTGCTGATCCATCAGCCTTTGCCTTGACCGCGTGTTTTCTTGCGGCCGTGATTGGGCAGACTGTGTTGGCCTTGACCTTGGCGTGTGCGCTTCGGTTTGCCGGCTGTGTGCTCAACTCTGCCGAGACTGGTTTTTGACTTGACAGCCATTACCAGGGAACCCCGGAAGCCTTGGATGGAGCACGTTGCTCGTCAATTTGAGACTGGAGCGCGACTTCGATTTCAGCGACTTTTTCGTCGCCGCCGATAGCTTCTTGGACCCAGCCGATAACCTCGGCTTCGGTCAGTTCTGAATAAGGGATCAGATTGTCGGGGCGCTCGAAACCGATGCTGCCGTAGGCGCCACTGGAGTAGGTGCCGTCGTTTGCATTCACGGTGTAGTGAGCAGTGAACACGAAGCCGTCGTCGGTTTCGCGCTCAAGAGTGTTGATGCCCCAGGTGAAGGTGGTGGCCATGATTAAACCGTGTGCTGTAACAGGATAAAGGGAGTGCAACCTGTTGGGAATGGCCGGTTGCCCGCCTAGTGAAGGTGACTGGTCTCCCTAGCCGATGTCATCAACCAAGGAGAGAAGTGAGTAGGACTACGAGAGTTGGGCCTTAAGTGCATCCACCTCGGCCGACAACTCTTTGATGGCATTGACCAGCACCGGAATTAGCGATGCGTACT